AAGTTAATTCCGTCGATTTGATCATGGTACCTGGTGCAGGTGGTCGGATCGTGTCATTTAAAGAAGCTCATAATCAAGGCAATGTCATGAATGAACAATTGTTGCGCCTAATCGAAGCGCTTAAAAAATCGAACCCCGCGTTAGCTGCATCTGTGACAGCTGACGATGATGAAACCGCTATTGTGCAATTAACCGAAGCGCTGGCAAAACACGGTGCGCCAGAGCCTAGTAACGCTGAAGGCTTAACCCTTGCTGATGTGAATAAAGTGATTGTTGCAAGCCAACGTTTAGTTGAAGCAAAGCAAAGCGCGGTGGCGTTAATTAACCAATCGACTTTGCCAGACGCCGCCAAAACACGCTTAACCGAAAGCGTGCAAAGCAAAGACGACTTAACCACTGAAATGGTGAAAGGCTTAATTGATGCTGAAACCAGTTATTTAAAACAGTTTACTGAGTCGGGCAAAGTGAACATGCCGCATGGTGTGCAGTACTCCGATAACCCAAGCGGCATTGAAATGCTCACGGCATTATTTGACCCTGCTAACAAAGACGTTGTGAGCCTTAAAGAAGCTTACATTGACCTGACCGGTGACAAGCACTGCACAGGTAAGTTACGTGATTGTAGCCGCACCCGTATGGTCGAAGCACTTGATAGCGATAGCCTGCCAAATGTGCTGGCTGATGTAATTAACCGCCGCGTGGTTGATGTATATGGCAGCCTTGAGAAGTACCAGCTATGGCGCAAAGTGTTCCGCATTGGCACTGCAACTGATTTTAAAGATCAGAATGTCACTGAGTGGGGTGGCTATGGCGACTTACAAGAAGTACTTGAAAGTGGCGCTTACCCAGAGCTTGCAAAACCTACCGATAGCAACGCGAAATACCGTGTGAGCAAAAAAGGCGGTATTGCAACCATCACTATGGAAATGATTAAAAATGATGACCGCAACATCATTACGCAAATTCCTAACAAGCTGGCCCGTGCTGCTGCACGAACGCTTAGTAAGTTTGCATGGGACTTTTACATTAACAACCGCAATGCACCGGATGCTAAAGCGCTGTTTCATGCTGACCACAACAACCTGTTTAGTGGTGCGCTTGACCAAACTGAGCTGATGGCCCACTGGCGCGCGATTATGAATCAGCAAGAGCTTGATACCGGTGAGATGCTAGAAATTGAGCCAGCATTTTTACTGTGCTCGCTGGGTAATGTGGATGCTGCATTTGACTTGTTCCAACGCCTGCAAAACAACGACAAAGGTTTTGCTCAGCAACTTAACCTCGAAATTCTGCGGGTTCCTGGTGCGACTGATCCGAACGATTGGGGCTTAATGACGGACCCAGGCGAGCTGGCTAACTTTGAGATGGGCTTTTTAGATGGCATGGAAAACCCTGAAATCTTTACGCAAGACATGCAGAACGTGGGCTCCGTGTTTACGAACGACCAAACTACAATGAAGATCCGCCACATTTATGGTGGCCAATGTACTGACTACCGTGGTGCGACTAAAGCGATAGTTATTTAATTTCCTTGGTGAACTGGTGATGGATGACACGTTGCGCACGGATGCGCTTTATAAGGGTTTTTATTATGTATGCAACACGATTGCCAAGTTATGTACAAGACGAGCAAGGCATTTTAAGCGCTGAAGAAATCAATAACGCGTATGCCGATATGCTTGCTAAGTACCAAAAAGACACGGGCAATTTAGATATTGCAATTGAACATGTTGATGCCTGTTTAAAACTGGCCGCAGCAAGTTGTATTGATATGTTAGCGACCTATTTTGCTAACAATGATAACAGCACGATTTCCAGCGATAGCGTTGACCACGGCAGCAAAGCCGACAGTTACCGACGCATCGCAAACGGCTACCGCAGCCAGTACAACGCGGTAGTGATCAATGACAATAAAAGCTCAGCGTATGGTAAGCCTGTTGCGTTACCTAAGCGCCAACGGTTGCGCTAATGACAGTACGAATTACCGCCCAGGGCTTTGATGCGCTAACTGAGCTTTGGCAACACTCACCCGCGATTGTACAAAATGAGTTGTCGAGCGCGATGAATGAAGCCGTGGCGTATGCGCAGCACCAAATTGTAAGCCGAACACCTACGGGAGCCGGTGAAGGTGGCCACTTAGCGGCAAGTATTAACAGTGAGGTGATAATTAACCCCACTGTGCAAATTGGTTATGTGGGTACCAGTAAACTTTACGCTGAAGCGGTAGAGCTTGGCACTAAGCCACACATGCCACCTATTGAGCCGTTAGTGAACTGGGTAGAAGCGGTATTAAACCTAGAAGGCTTAGAGGCTGAAAAAGTAGCCACGTTAATAGCACTCAAAATTAACTCTCGAGGTACTGATGGGCAATTTATGTTTAAAGAAGGCCTAGAGGCCAGTGAACCTTATATTCAAGAGCGTTTTAACCAAGCAATGAAAACGCTGCTGAATACATTGGGAGGCGGTAATGCTTGAACAGCTTAGAGCGGCCATTGTAGCGGTGTTAAACGGTGCCAACATTGGCACGTTTTACCCTAAAGAACGTTTTAGTAAAAACATGAACACGCTAAAAGATATGTATGGCCAAGGTGAGGGTATTGCCGGCGGTTATATACGGTTAAAGCGCCGCAAGCGCCAAAACCCGTACGCTACCCGAACCACTAAAACCTATACGTTTGATGTGGTGTTTTTACAAAGCTTTGTTGATGAAGACAGCAGCCAAGTGGCCTTTGAAGATGCCATTGACGCATTAGATGATGCCTTTGCTGTTGATCCGCTATTGAGTGATTTGGTTGACGATTTAGACGATGGCGACGACACCGGCCTTATTTTAGATGACCAAACACCGGTGATGTTTTGTGGCGTGTTATGCCACCAGGCACGAATGCATTTAACCGTGAACGTGAGTAGTTAGGAGAACATGATGAGTAAAACACCCAGCCACGGCGGCAGCTATACCAAAGACGCAAAAGGTGAGTTAACCCTAGTTGCGCGTACACAGCCGGTTGCCACGGTTAAAAAACCAGTTACTAAACCCGTAAAAGCAAAGGGGAAAGACAATGATTAAGTGGAGCCAAACTAGCCTTTTAGCCGCAATAGAAGCGACCTATGGCACGTTGCCAGCGGTGCTAAATGCGATGCTAACTAAAGATATTGAAGTACGCCCTTTAGAAGGCGAAGAGGTTGAACGTGGTTTAAATACGCCGTATTTGGGCGCTGAAGAAACCATGTTTACCAATGAGTATGCGGGGATCAGTTTTAAGGTTGAGCTTGTTGGTTCGGGCACGTTGGGCTTAGCGCCAGCGTGGGGGCCGCTAATGCGCGCATGTGGTATGGCTGAAGTAATTGTGGCTGATACCAGTGTTGAATATACGCCTGTGTCTGATGCGGTTGAATCGGTGGCGATGCACTTTCAGCTTGGCCGAAATAAGCACACGCTCTTGGGCGCGCAAGGCAGCTATACCATTGAGCTTGAGAAAGGCATTCCTTATTTGTCGTTCGATTTTAAAGGGCTTTATGTACCACCCAGTGATAACGCATTGCCTGCTGCTGACTTTAGTGCATGGCCTAAGCCTATACCGCTCGGCGCTGGGCGTACTACTGACTTTTTATTGCATGGCTTTGAGGTGGTGCCATCAAAACTGAGTATTGATAGCGGTAACGAAGTGGAGTTTGACCCAACGCTTACCACTGCAAAAATTGAATTTTTAGACCGTGCTATGTCTGGCTCGGTGAATATTGCTGCGCCTAACATTGCTGATATTGACTTTTTTAGCCGTGCTCTTAACTCGCAAACAGGCAACTTACAAATTAAGCACGGCCCTGCAGGTGGCCACCGCGTAACAATTAGCTGCCCTAAAGTGCAAGTAAAACAGCCTAAATATGTTGAGCGCACTAAAAAAGCAGAGATTGAAATGGCATTGGCTATTTTACCAAGCGCTGGCAATGACGAATTTAGCTTGCTACTCGATTAACTTTTTTAAACCAATTTAAACACCAGGAGAAAACAATGGCTTTTTCAATCGTGACTATGCAGAACCTAGAAGTTAAGCAGCCGGTTAAATTTACTTTTGACGGTGATACTCATGAGTTTACAGGCAAGTTTAAGTTGCTTGATGACAACAATAATGAGCAGTTGGCCAATGGCGGCGACCATGACTTTATTAAAAAGATTTTGGTGGGCTGGGGTGATGACTTTGTAGGCGAAGACGACAAGCCATTGCCATTTAATGCGGAGAACTTGGCTGCGTGTTTAAAAATTAGTTGGTGGCGCACCGCTGTGATTGACGCTTATTTTGTAGCGGTTGCCACGGCCGGAAGAAAAAACTACTAGAGGCTGCACGCTATTGGGTAGCCGACGAACACCCAGACACAACCCATTTAATAGATGTATTAACTCAGCAAAACGCACCAAAGCATGTAATTGACCAAGTTAAAGCGCTCGACCTAGACAAAGAATTTAATGTGTTTAGGTGCAATGCGCTGGCCCTTACTGCGTTTTTAACGGTGTCAACACAATGGCAAGGAGACGGAAACGGCATTAGTTACAGCAATGCCGCCGTGGCATGGAAGCTGGCTGGGTTAGAGATTACGCCTGATACGTTTGCAAAGTTTCAGGTATTAGAAGTTGAAGCAATCAACGCAGCACGAGAGCACCATGAGCCGATATAATTTGAGTTTAAAAGTACTGTACGATGGCAAAGCAATTAGCCAAGGTACGCGTACTAATGCAAACGATATACGCTCGCTACAGCGACAAACGCAGCAGCAAGTTGCGCAAAATCGTGCGTTAGCCTCAAGTAATAACAGCGTAGCGCAAAGCTATGGCGGTTTAGCTACGGCCGTTGGTGGCTTTATGGCACTTAATTTTGCACAGCAACAAGTGCAAAATATTGGCCAAATTCAATTACTCAATGCCCGTTTGCAAGGGCTTACCTCATCAAGCCAAGAATACGCCCAAGTGCAACGTTACTTGATAGAAACAAGTAATGAGCACAATAAAGTGTATTCGAGCATGGCAGATAGCTACAGCCAAATTTTAACCTTAAGAAATAGCGGTATTGTTACAGACAAGGAAAGCAAACAAATACTCGAGGGTATGAGTGATGTAGCCAGTAAGTTGGGGGCTGATACAAACCGACTTGGGCAAGCGATGTATGGTATATCGCAAGGTTTTAGTGCTGGTGTATTGCAAGCAGAAGAGTTTAAACAAGTAGTTGAGCCACTGCCAGGGTTAATGCAAAGTTTAGATAAAGCAGCGGGCCTTAATGCTAATGGCTTTAGACAAATGGTTATTAGCGGAAAGGTTACCAGTCAGTTTTTTAAAGAAACCCTTATTAAAGCGTTTGATGATTATGAAGGTGCAGCACAGCGTACGGCGCAGACCATTCCAGGGGCACTTAATCGCGCTGAAACCGCCTATGAGCAATTAGTTAACCGCGTTGAGCAGCCAGTGAGTGCTGCGTTAGTACCTGCTATTGATGCGGTAACCAGTGTGTTAAATGAGCTAACGACCAATCAAGAGCTAGTAGATAACTTAACCACAGGTGTAACCGCGTTAGCACTTATTATTGGTGGGCGCTTAGCGACCAGCTTAGCTGTAAGTGCTGCGGGGTTTGCTAAAAACACGATTGCCAAAGTACGAGCTGCACAAGAAACCGTTAAGTTGACAGCAGCAGAGCTTGCAGCGGCACAGGCTAATTTACGCAGTGTGCAAACAACCGTTAATTTAACGGGTGCGAGTAACATTTTAGCACCCGCTAAAGCGCGGTTAACTGCGGCTACGGTTGCTCATACTGCGGCTGTTCGTGGTTCTAATGTTGCGATGCGTGCGCTCGGTGGCACTATGGGTTTACTTGGTGGGCCAGCTGGTTTGATCATGTTGGCGGCATGGGGCATTTATGAATTTGCGAGCAGCTCTGATGATGCTACTGATTCAGTTAACAAGCTAAAAGAAGCCAGTAAGGATTTAAACCCGTATGCAAACCTAACGGGCAAACAAGCACAGGGCTTGTTGTTATTAGCGCAAGGGCGTTTACAAGGGGCCATTCAATTAGCTGATGAAGCTCGCCAGCGTTTTAATAATCCGTTTTTAAAAGGCAAGTTTGACGATGTGCAAGCAGCAGAACAGCGCGTTACTGATTTAAAAAATGAAATTGTTGCGCTGCAATCGGTAGTCGGTAAGCCTGCAGGTAAAGCGCCTGAGAAAGGCCAAGACCCAAAAGAATTAGCTAACTTTCAAAAAGCCAATGCGAATTATCAGCAACGCCTGGCTTTATTGGGTAAAAACACTGAGCTTGAAAAACTAAATTATGAAATAGCCAGCGGCAAATACGCCAAGCTGCTTCCTGCTCAGCAGCAAGAATTGCAAAATTTAGCAAAGTTAATCGACCAAAAAAACAAGCAAGCAGATTCTGAAAAAGACTTTAGCCAGCTTGAGGCTGATTTACTCACTGAAGAAGACCGTATTCGTCAGTCATACACGCGCCGCGTTGATATTGCACGCACAGCGCTGGATGAACAAAGCAAAGACAGCACCCGCTATGCTGAAATTGAGCTACAACTACGCCAACAACGTGATGCTGCCCTTGATAAGTTAGCAACCGATAAAGCAGCACGCGATGCACAGCGCCAAAATGAATTACGCCAGCTTGAAGACCAAACCCGCCGCGACCGCTACGAAACCGAAATAGCGGAATTACAGGGCTTTCATAGTCGTTTGGAAGCTGAAGAAGCCGCACACGAAGATCGTAAACGCCAGGAACAATTAAAGTATGCGGGCAACTATGGCCAAGTGGTACAGCAATTTGTTGATTTAGACCGTGCCAGCGGTAATGACCGCGTGGCGATTGGTTTAGATATTGGTGAGAACTTAGCTGGGCAAGCCGCAAAACACAGTAAAAAAGCCTTTAAAGTTCAACAAACATTGAACATTGCTAAAGCGTTAATGAGCACCTATACCGCTGCAGCTGCAGCGCTTGAATTGGGCCCTATTGCTGGGCCAATTGCCGCAGGTGTTATTACTGGTATGGGGCTTTTACAGGTTAAATCTATAGCTTCACAAAAACCACCAGGCTTCCAATACGGTGGTTATACCAATGGCAATAAGCTTATTGAAATTGGTGAGCGCAATACGCCTGAGCTGCTTGAGTTAGGCGGTAAAAACTACATTGCGGGCGGCAATGGTGGTCGTGTGTTCAACCCAAGCCAATTGCCTGCAGCTAAACAAACAGCAAGTGCAGGCGGCAATACGGTTGTGAATGTAACTGTGCAACTAATAGAAGATGCCAGCCGCAGTGGCCAAGTAGAGCAAGAACGCACCAACGACAGTGAATTTGTTATTAAAGCCTTTGTGGCCGACATACGCCAAGGCGGCGATGCGGCAGGTGTGCTTAGCACAACATTTGGCTTACAGCGTACAGGAACTTAATGATGGTTAATTACCCGTTGTCGCTGCCTTTACCGCGCTTAAAAGAAGTGTCTTACAAGCGACAGTCAAACATATTAATAACAGAAATGAGCAGCGGCCGTGCCCGCCAGCGCCGCAGGTTTTTAAGCGTACCAACATTTATGGAAGCCACATGGCGCTTTAGAAAAGACGACGCCGTGTTATTTGAAGGCTTTGTTGACCATGGCGTACAGCTAACAGGCTGGTTTTTGATGGATATTTTAACGCCCAAAGGTGTTGTTAAACACCAGGTGCGATTTGTTAAAGACCCTCTAGAGAATTTTAAGCCAATCAGTGCACTGGTATGGCAATACCAAGCACAGGTTGAGGTTAAAGAATATAAAGTAGCGAGTGAGGAAGAGGCAGTTAACAGCACCTTAGCACCACAAACGCTAGAACAATTTGTTAATGGTGTTGAAAACGCCTTAAGTACTTATCAGGAGATTTAGACATGGCATCATTTTTTAGTTTAGTGACAGAGCTTGAGACGCTTTTATCCCAGTTAAATACAATTTTAGCGGGTGATGAAAACACTACTGTAGAAATAAATGGTGAAGATAAACCCAGCATAAAAAAAGCAACTGTAGAAGCAATTAGTAACACAGTGCAATTAGTCATTGATGCAGCGGCTGACATTGACGCTGTTAAATATTCGAGCATATCTGCGGGTATTGCAGCTACAACAGATGGCAAATATTTTAGTGTTGTGAGTGATAATGATGAAAGCTATTTGGATCTATACAAGAATGAAGCTGGGATCGCGAAATTTATAAAGTCGTATCCAACCCTCGAATATATCGATGCAATCTTACGTCAGATAAATTCAGAAAGAATAACAGTACTTGATAATTCGGGTAAATTAAATAAAGGAGCATCAATACTTTACACTGAAAGTGGAGTGCCAAAAGCGCAATCTACAACTTACGCAGGTTACGCTGTAGCGCTGACTTTGGCTAATTTTGGAGCGTTTGATAGAGTTGATATGCACATTCAACTAGACGCGCCAACAACATGTAAAGTGTATGTCCTATCAAGCGAGTTAAATGTTTTAACCTCTACTGAAATCAGCGCAATGGACGGGTGGAACAGTGTAACCTTGCCAAGTCTGATAGACTTAAAAAAAGATGGCTCAGTAGTTTACATTGGCATCGAGACCGTTAATCGTGATCCAATGACAATCAACACAATTACACCGCCCTCAGAGTATGCAGAAACAGGAACATATCCAGTAAAAGCTACACCATTCGCGAATGGGCTGGGCAGATTTACTGCAACAGTGTCAAGCCAGTACCGTATGCCTGTTCGGTTATGGAATACACATGATTTATACATCAAATGGCAAGCTGGCTTAGAGTCTCAGGCAAACCGAGTTGCACCAATTTTAGCTGAATCATTAACAACTGCCATGTCCAGCAGTAGAGGTGGGGAGCTGGAAAATACCTACACTAATTTTAGCGGCACTTTCTCAGCATTTGCAACAGCTTACAGCACCCCGGCAGACGCATTTGACTCTATGCGTGTTTATTTTATTAGTGAATCAGACTCGGCATTTAGATTCTATTTAAAAAATGACGTGCTTGGCGATATTGAGTTTGTTGAAACAGAGGTTTTACCCGCTGGACCTCAGTCCGTAGTCATAGCGCTATCTAAATTTTACACTTCAGCAGAGCTTGGCTCGCAATTTTATGTAGCTATTGAATCTATCAATCATGTTAGTAGATTGGCTGTGCGTAAATTTATAGATGATGAGTCTAAATTTCCACAACCGCCAAGCGATTACCCTGTTAAATTTATGGCCGCAGATGATGATGACAATACCAACTGGATAGGTGGTGGATCATCTATTGCGTTCCGCCTGTATGTTGAATTTTATGATTTATCTAGCGTTGCAAATGCACTGTCTGTTGCTGTGTCTAATGCAGAATCAACAGCATCGGTAAGAATGGCAATACCGTCTAATTTCTATTCAATTGATGGCTTGAATAATCAGAGTATTTATTATTCAAATATCACTAAAGCTGCGAGCGCTGATGATTATTTGTTTGATATTAGCGCAGGCTTAACAGGACGCATGAAAGCTAAGAGTTTCCAAAATAGAAAGGTGGGTGCAGGCACTCAAACTATCACAGCTAAGCTCTACAACAGAAACAGAGTATTGCTAGATGAAACAACGTCAACTCTAAACCAAGTTACATCTAGTGCTGGTACGGGTAAAACACCGACAGCCTTATGCATTGGTGATAGCATTACAGCTCGCGGATTCTACACACAAGACTTGTTAGATTTAGCTGGGGCTGATGTAATGGGGTTAAACCTCATCGGCACGCGTGGCACAGCACCAAACAATCATGAGGGTGAGGGCGGTAAAACTGTTGATTGGTTTTATACTGACGCAGCAAGTCCATTCGTTTTTGGTGGTGTATTTGATTTCGCACAGTATATGTCAACGAACGGATACTCAACACTCGATTATATTTTTATTCACCTTGGCGTTAATGATGTCGGTTTACTAACAAGTGACGCAAGCGCCATCGCTGTTTCAGAGGCGGCTATGGTGCAACTGGAAGATATGGTAACTCAGTTTAAAGCGTTTAGTGCTAGTGTTAGAATCGGGCTAATGCTTCCGATAGCTTCATCGTTTGACCAAGACGCATTTGGCATTGTTTATTCTGATGCGGTGGTGTACTGGCGCTACAACGCAAACCGAAGCGAGTGGTGTAATATTATGATTGATACATTTGATAATCGAACGGGTGAGGATATATTTGTACTACCAACAAACTGCACCATTGATGTTGAGTCTGGTTACAATGTAGCTGACCCAATTCATCCAATAGATGACGGTTCGGGCTACGAAGATATGGCTAATACAGTCTGGGCTTTTATGAAGAATAAAGAAGGATAAATTATGTCTACAGTCCTTCAAAAAATTTACGCAAGCGCCCCAGTAAATGACTTGCCAATTCACACATTAGAACTGCAAGCCGATTCGTTTGGGGTTATCAGACTCTGTAACGGGTTTGATAATGTTAATGCTGGCATTGAGGGTGGCGAGATTGTACTTTTTGAAGCAAGTGGGATGGGGGTTTCGCTCCCATCTCGCGCTGTAAAAGGCCGCCAAGATTTACAGTTTCAGCTTGATAACGTATCGGGCGAAGCACTGGAAAAAGTTGATGCTGCTAAAGAGGCTGGCGATAAAGTCAAAGTGATTTACCGCGTTTATACGGCGAGTGACTTAACAGAACCTGCCGAGCCACCTGTAGAAATGATTGCAGTGAGTGTGCAAGCCACTGCAATGCGGGTGAATGTAGTTGCATCATTTAATGACTTGGTTAACAGAGCATGGCCAAGAGATCGCTATACACCAGATGTTGCACCTGGTTTAAAGTACTTTAGTTAATCCTATGAAACATATTAATGATTACCTGAGTGTACCGTATGTCGATGGTGGTCGAGATATGACTGGGCTTGATTGTTGGGGCCAGCCACGTTTTGTGCTTCACAACGTATACGGAAAGCCTTTATTTAAGTCGTTTGGCCATGTTAGTCCTGATGATAAAAACAACCTCACTAACTCATATAGACAAATAGTTGATCAATTTAAACCTTGCTCAGCTAAAGAGCAGGCTATTGCGTGTGGTTTTAGAGGGGGAAACTTAATACATATGGGGTTATGTGTATTTACTGATGGCCAACTACAAATACTGCATACATCACGCAAAAAAGGGCCATCTATTATAAAAGTATCTGATTTCTACAAGCTATTTTTTGAGGTTAAATTTTATGAGTACACAGGTTGAAATTAAGATTTACCCAAATAAGCTTGACGATAGTTTGTATGAGCCATGCACTGGTCTAGTTGGTCAAACAGTAAACTCATGGTTAAGGGCAAACGTGCCAGCATATGCAGAGCTAGAGCAGCCTCTATTTAGTGTAAATATAAATAACAGACATGTACTTCCTAGTGAATGGGATACGTGCACGTTCAAGCACAATGACAACATAAAATTTGTTGTTGAGTCTAAAGACCCTGCCACAATTGCGTATGCGGTTATTGCAGTTATCGCCATCGGTGTTGCCATCTATGCGACTAACCAAATACCTGATAATTATAATTCGACTGTGCCAGATGGCAGTAGCATTTATGATGTAAACACTCAAGGTAACAAACCTCGTTTGATGGGTATTATTCCAGAAGCAGCTGGTCGCCATTTAATTTACCCCGATTACTTAACCATGCCGCGCCGTGAGTATATTGATAACGAACAATGGCTTTATTTAATGTTAAGCGTAGGTAGTGGTGAGTATGAAATATTGCCTGAAGAGGTGTTTATCGCCAATACACCAGTTAAAAGTTACACAGGTGATGTGTTTTATGAAATTTTTGGCCCCGGTGAAGATGTAAGTGGTCATGAAGGCCATCGGAATGTTTTTACTTCAAGTGAGGTAGGTTCAACGTCAGGCAGCACAGGTATAGAGCTGAAAGGAAAGGTTAAAAGTACGGGCGGCGTGTGGAGTAGTGGCTATACGTATACTTTTGCGGGCAAAGAAATAATCGCATTTCTAGAAGAGTATGAGCCCGAATTGGGTCGCTTTAAATATAAAGCACCTTTGCCCTTTGCGCTTGGTGAAATAATAAAAGTAGAGGGAGTTGATGCGCAGAACGTAGGCTATTACGAAATAATAGACTTAAATGTGCAAGGTAATAAAGTTCAAAAGTTAGATGGACAATACAAACCCGATGCAGCGTGGACAGGTTTCGTCAGCCAATATGATACTAACGCAAAAGTATTCACCGAAGATGGTGGTGGTGACGGTGAGTTTAACGGCCCATTCTTTGCGGTACCAGAAGGTGAAGTAACAGATCAGTTATGGCTTGATTTTTCTATGCCACAAGGTTTGGGCGAACTTGATGATGAAGGTGACTTTTTAACTCGCTCAGTAAACATTATTGTTGAGTATCGAGCCGAAGGCGCACTTGAGTGGACACAAGCTCCAGCTATTTCTTTTTCAGGTAAAACGAACAACCAACTAGGCAAAACCATTCCTATTAGTTTATCTGAAAAAATACGCCCTGAAGTAAGAGTAAAACGCAGCACAGCCGCAAATGATGATACCCGTATATATGATGATGTATTTTGGACGGCCTTAAAGGCAGAGCTTGAAAGTGCCACGACTTATGAAGGCATTACAACCCTTGCAGTAAGAATACGGGGTACGAATAACTTAGCCGGATCTGCTGAAAACAAATTTAATCTTATTGCTACGCGTGTATTACCCGTTTTTGAGAATGGCGCATGGAGCGCACCAAAGCCAACCACCGACATCGCACCATTTTTTGCCCACGTAATAAAAAGTGCAGGGCATACAGATAGTAAAATAGGTTTAGAGGCTATAGAAGCATTACACGCTATTTGGCATGAAAGGGGAGATGAATTTAATGCAGTATTCGATAGCGAAAGCACCATGTTCGAAGTATTAAAGCGAGTGCTTGCTGTTGGCTTTGCAGAACCAACTATTGATTATGGGCGTATCATTCCTGTTCGAGACCAGCAACGTTCTGTATTCCAGCATATGTACCAGCCAGATAACTATATCGGACTTTTAGAGCGTACCATTACACTGATAGATGATGATGAACATGACGGGGTTGAAGTAGAGTACTTCTCACCAATTACATGGAAGTCAGAAACAATCTTGTGTTTACTCCCTGGTGACTTAGGTGTTAACCCTGAGAAGGTAAGAGCGTTTGGTATTACAAGCAGGGATAAAGCATATCAATTTGGCATGCGTAAGCGCCGAGCTCGCCGCTATCGCCGTACAAGCTTTAGCTTTAAAACAGAGATGGACGCATTAAACTCGCGTTATTTAGATTACTGCGCATTAGCTGATGACATACCAGGATATGAACAGACAGGCCGTGTTGAGTATATAGTTGGGCGCTCTGTGTATGTTGACGCTATATTAAAGTGGCAAAGCGGCCAATCGCACATATTAGCGCTAAGAAAGCCAGATGGTACTTTATCTGGTCCTTACACTGCGACTATTGGCTCATCAAGCAATGAAGTTATAATCGATAGTGACATAGACTTTACACCAGTTTTTGATGGATCAATGGAGCCACCATTATATATGTTCGGGATTACAAACAAGTGGTGTAATGCTGTGCTGATAAGGGATATCAAACCATCATCAGTTGATAAAGTTAATGTCACTGCAGAACTGTACGATGATAGAGTTTATCTTGACGATAATAGTTTAGCTCCTACTTAACATAATAAGGAAATATAATGGACGATAAAAATTTGATGATACGTGTATTAGAGTGGGCGACTAAGAAAGAACAGTTCACCTTTCAAGAATTATGTGCAGCGGTAGACTTAAGTGAAGTTGAGCAGCATCAATTGAAGTTATTAATTCATCATAAGTCTTTGCTATTTCATAGCCATTCTACATTTTATAGCAGTGTGGATAAGCCTGATTCGAATATAAAAATTTTCGCAGGTGCAGAGGATCACTTTAGGTATTTAGAATATGTTGAGCTTAAAGAGACAAGGAAATCATCTAAGGATGCAAACACGAAATCGATGGTTGCAATAGGTATCGCGGTTGTATCAACTTTAACCTCTATTGTGATGAGTATTGCCGCAATGAAATCAGATATAAACGTCCCAGATAAAATGTACGATATATTGGATGAATCACATATAAGCATTTTGAGTGAACTGAAAGAGGTAAGAAAAGAACAATCAGCATTAACGTCAAAGCTTGAGTCAAATAACTTATGTTTGATTAACTCAGATCCAACTTATAAATGAATTAGAGTTTTGTTTTAATATATTAAATACTGTTCAAGATACTCAAAGTGTGAGTTTTCGCGTTTTTCGCGGATTTCAGTGTTTAATTTTCGCGGCTTGCATCAAATAAGCGCCTAAAGCCTACTCTAACGCTGTGGACGACACCACGACATCTTGCAATAGAAGGCCTGAAAATAAAAGCATTATGAAAATATATCCGTTTGGGGTAATACTAATCCGCAATAATACTCAATCATTTTGCGGGGCTAAACGTGTCGCTATCTCTGTTAAAAAA